TTTAGCGGATTTATATTATACATACAAAATGAAAAAGGCCCCGAAGGGCCTTTTTGTTAATCTAATTAAATTAGATTGTATGAGATATACTTACTGTACCAGTTGTTGCTGTAGCAACATTCCATCCCGCCACTTGATTATTATCATAGGCAAAACTAGTGCCTTGCTGATATTGAACCAAATATGCTTTGTGTGCTGTTAGTTTTTCAACAAAGTATGTACTTCCGTTTACATCTGTAGCAATAATATTCATGTATCCTGCTGTTAATGTACTAGTTGTTGCTAGCTTACATTGTCCAACACCTTGTGATGTTTTTACAAGATAACGACGACTTGCTTCTTGTTTAACAATATCGTACTCAACTGCGCTAGAACCGCCATCTTTTACTTGTAAAAATGCGTTACCTTTAATTGCAGAACCATATTTTTCTAAAGTTTGCATTGTTGGAGTTGGTGCACCAGGACCTGTACCAACAACATTAGTATTGTTAAAACTTAGTGCTGGAATTGTGCCGTATCCGCTACCGTTAGCTGTTACATTAATTTGTTTTACACGATACTTAACGTGTGCTTGATTGTTACCGTCACCACCTTGAATTTCATATGTATCGGCCGCTACTGGAATTGTTGAGAAGCTACCACGATTAAATGGTACAATATTTTGTACTTCTTGCTGGCCTGAACCAACGTGTGTAATGTTAAATGTTGCGCCGCCGCCTAGACCTGTTAACAATGTTCCACCGTTAGTTGTTGTTGAATAGCTGTGACCTGATAGACCATTTGTAACATAAACACTTTCAACCTCCCAAATTACCTGAGCGGTTGCTTGTATGCCTGTTGGCTCATCTGGTGCCGGAATTACTAATACAGGTACGTGAGTTGCTGTTGAGCAAACTAAAATACTACCTAATTGAGTTGGATTAGCAATGCTTTCGATACCTTCTCCACCGATACCACTTGTATTACCTACGTGTTTAAATTGTTCATTATTTAGATTACCAAAAAATTTGGCTTTAATTGGACGTCCCATTTTATTTTCTCCTTTAAGAATATGACAGTTCTATTGCCTACGCGGTAGGGACCGCATAAACCCCTTTCGGGCGAACAGTGTATTTAATAAAAAACGCCTCAAAGGGCGTTTTTATTTTTAGGTAAAACCTTAAGTATTTGATTACTTGAAGCTTACGTTTGCTGTTGTGATAGCAACTTTACCTAGGTAATCACCTGCGTTACCTAGTGAAGAAGCAGTATTTGTCAACTGGACATAGCCGTAGCGTGTCAAGAAGCCAACTACTGGTTCGAATGTTGCTGGATCAAGAACAACACCAGAACTCATCAATGGAATATATGGGCAATAGAATGCGGCAGCATCTGCCTCGCTAGCACCTTTATAACCAATCAATACTTGGTTGTTATCTTGAGCAGATGTGTCAGACATATAAGCGTCAACATAAACACGCATTGCACCGTTCAATGTACCAACAAACTTAGTGTTTGTTGGAGCTTCGAATGTACCTTCTGTTGTACGAGCAAAAGCTGAAGTAGTAGCAGATTGTAGAATTGTCAATGCTTGGTTAGAAACAACAGCCCAGTTACCAGCACCACGACGTGTACGTTGAGCAATCAAGTTGCTAACACGGTTGATTTGGATAGCTAGAGCGGCGTGCTCATCACCAACGAATGTAGCTGTACCAGAAACCAATGATTGGTCATAGATTTCTTCTACATTTGCTAAAGAACGTAGGCTGTTAAGGATCTCTTGATCGATTTCAGCTGTGATCTCTTGTGCCAATGCGGCCATGATTTCAGCTTCGATATCGATACCTTGTTGTGCTTGTGCATCTTGAGCAGCCTCGAATGTCCAACGAGCTGATAGCTTGCGGCTCTTAGCTTCAACTGGTGTTTTCAAGATTTGGATGCTCATACGCTTGCCTGGTTGACCTTCTAAGCTAGCTGTTGAGCTTGCTACTGGGTTTGTACCATCACCAGAGTATGCACGAGCAATGTTGAATGGGCTCAATGCCTCTTCACCAGCGCTAACTTCGCTTGTGGGGTCAGCATAACGAACACGTAATGTGTGGATCTGAGCAACAGGTCCAGTCATTGGTTGAACACCAATGATTTCGTTAGCAATAACTGTTGGCATTACACGACGGATAACTGGTAGAATAACACGATTAAGTGTAGCTACGTTACCTGCGCTTGTTGCACCTGCTGTTGCAGACTCACCCAAGTACTTACGTGTATTCTCTAAGCATACGCTCATAGAAGCACGACGGTTACCAGATAGGCCTTCAAGCAGAGCTTCTTTGGTCTCTGACCATCTTTCATTTAATAGTTGTGACATTTTTTGTCTCCTTGAATTATAAATTACTTTAGACCCGCTAACTTGCGGATATCTAAAATGTTATCTAAGCCTACCTCAGGCTTTGTTTCACGATTACCAGTTACTTCTGTGCTTTCGATTAGAGTAGTTTTTGCTACACGTCTCTTATCGCCTTCCATTACTGTGGGTAGGTACTTGTCAAAAGCATCTGCAAGTTTCTTAGTCTGTGTAGACTCTAGAAGTTGTTGCATCAACTCTCTCTTATCAGCACTTAGAGGTGCCAGTAATTCAGCCATAACAGCTTTGCGCTCCATTAAATCTTTGGTAACACGAATTTCGCGTTGTGTAGATTCAACTAATTGAGCTTTTTCTGAAATAGCTTGTTTTGCTTCAGCAAGTTCTTGTTCTTTCTTAGAAATAATCTTTAACAATTTACTTGTTTCAGATTTTTCATTTAGATAAGAACTTGAAAATTCTTGAGCAAACGCTTCATAAATTTTACGTCCAAAATCATTGCTACGAGCACTATCAATATCTTCTTTCAACTGTGTGATTTCAGATGTTAACTTTTTAGTAACTACATTTTCAACAACTTTAGCCGAACGCTTAATGAAGTTTTGTTTGATCTCATCAAATTTGCTTTTAGCTTCACGAACTAACTTAACTTTTGTTTCAGCTAGATCTTTCTTATCTGCGGCAAATTCGCTGATTTCTTTTGATAGAGCGTGTACTACGAACTGCTCTAATTTAGTAAAATTCTCAGCAACTTTTTTACGATCGCTTTGGAATTCAACCAATTCTTTTCCTAATTGCTTGATAACAAAACTTTCTAATTTCTTAGAATCTGTTGTCATCTTTTGTTGATAAGCAACTTTAGCTTCTGCTAGAGCTTTTTTATCTTCATGCAACTCGGACATTTCTACGCCTAGTCTATCACTTAACATCTTGTCGATTGCTTCAACCATAACTGTTTTGTCATGATTGTATTTTTGTGCAAATTCTTCACGAAGTTCTGCGGTAACTTGGTCGCGTGTTTCTTGAAGTTTAGTAGCAAGAGCGGCTTCGACAACTTGTTGTGTCTCTGCTGTCATTACACCTGACTCCACTAACTGTTTGAATGCGTCCAACATTTATTTCTCCTCGGGCTTATTTTAGACCTTTAATAATTTGCAAGAGACTTTCTTGCAAGTATTTCTGGGCCTTTGGATCTTCTTTTACTTCTTGCGCAACACGGAATGCTCTTGCACCGCCACGAGCATTCATTAAATGTTCGTAAACAGGTGTAGGATAAGCTCCGGGCGCACTGGGTTGAGCAACTACGTCTACAGTAATAATTTCGAAGTCAGATACATGGCCGTTCATGTCATTAACATTGCCGCTACCACGAGAACTTACGCCAAGTTTTACACCGCTTTCGAGCATAGTACGTACTAAGTTACCCATCGGAGTAGGAAGGATTTTCATCTTTCCATATCCATTAGGACCTTCCATCCACATTTGAGTGATCATATGGGATACACGGTCCAAATTTACTTTTAAATCATCAGGATGATCAACTTCACCAAGAACGCTATAGCCGTTTTGAATTTGATCGTTTAGTGTTTTAACTGCACGTTCAATTTCATCAACCGGATATACACGTTGATTAGCATTACGGATACCACCTTGAATAGCAATTCCTTTTAGGTAAAGACTTTTGCCATCTTTGTCATCAGACTCGAGTATAACTCCAGCCTGATCAAAACTTAGGTGTTCGCGTAGATAACTTATTTGATGCATCCTGCTTCTCTAATTATAGTTTTTTCAAGAAAGGCTTGCTAGAACTAACAGATGTTTGTCCTGCTTTGTCGCCTGTACCAGAACCTACTGGACCTGGAGTCTTATTGTTACCAGGATAACCTGCACCAACTTTCTTTAGGTTTTTAACACCAGCAGTACCGCCTGGTTTGCTATTGGCTTCCCAATCTTTGCCAGTGTATTGCTCTGATTTCTCAGGAGTAATACCGTTGTTTACTTTGTTTGGTGTTGTACCAACATTGTGTTGACCGTCTTCACCGTCACCTTGTGCTACGTTATTAGCATTAGCACCAGTTGTTGGCTTACCTTTTCCAGAACTTACTGGACTTTTACCTTCTGTAGGTGATGGTAATGATTCGCCAGTGTTAGCACCTGCGTATTGACCTTGTGTCTTTTGAGCATTTTTGTCCCAGTCGTTTCCAACTTTTTCAACATACTCACGTGTCATACGACGGCTTTCCATTGTGCCCATCATTTCGTCTGTTTCTTCTTCGTCATCAAAATCGTGATCGTGTTCGATGCCCATATCGGCTTCTTCACTACCCTGAGCTTGTTCTAATTCTGCAAAGGCAGCTTCTAGATCAGCAATAGCATTCTTGATATCATAGATTGCGCTATCTTCTTCTGACTCATGTCCTTCTTCGTCGTCGCCGGACATAACATCAGCACCAAAATCGTCTGTTGCATCACCTGCGGCA